GACAAGTCTTCAAATGCCTGAATGGCTCTAGGGTTTACACGATGTTGGGGCTTGCCCATGATAGTTCCTTTAAATTACAATTGATTGTGTTGGACGAGTAAGATTATAACTAATGCAGCATCCGTTCTCGCCGTCTTCGGATACTTCAATTACTACATTACGACCTGGATAACGGTCGGCTATCTGTATATATAAGTCATCTGCAATCATCTCGCAACTTTTCCAGTCTAACTCTAAAACGGTATTCGAACTGCTATACAACGATTCGAGCCATCGTTTGAACTGAATGAATTCAATGTCTCTGTCGTTGTGGAACACATCGATTGACACCCGGAAATGAAATATATGGCGATGAGGATTAGCAAGGAACGATACATCATATTCTCCTGCTGTATTTAACCGGGGATCAGTTGCTGCCGCCGGGTAACAATGGATTCCTTCCTTGCAGAATGTGACCCAAATTTTTCTGTGTGCGGCTTCCTTGATTCGTTCGATAGTTTCACGTTGTTCTTGTATCATTTTTGTAATAGTTCCATGGTTACGATTTTACCAATTGAGTCTGCTAAGTTTTCTTCTTGGGTGATAATATGCAGTTTGATACGATTTTCGTCCTTCTTGTGGTCATACCAACGAGACTCTACTATTGTACCACCCGACACTGCCTGCACCTTAAAGTTAATAGGATCTGGTAGGTCGATACCACTTGGGCCGTCATCGCATAGTTCTTCGCCGCCCAATGAAATACTAAGGTTTCCGCGACCTATCTCACTGGGCCTGCTAGGTTCAGCATCTATTAAAAAGTGAAGCAGTCGTTGTCTTAGCCAGTTTTTCATTTTATCACTTCGTCCTTGGTATATTTAGACCAGTCAGTAAACACTTTGGAATTTTGTAAGTCGTGTAGGCTGTGACACCACACGCCTGGGTTTGTTGCTGCAAAATCTCGATCATCAATTTTAAGAGTGGCATGGTATCCAAATTGTCGAATGTAAGGAAGTTTAACACTGATCATTGGAATAAAATTATGGAACTCCACAAGTCCGGATTCCAACAATCCTTCTGCCTGTGCGTGGTCTAGGTCAAGAGTGCAATAGTTAGGGCGTTGTTCTAAACAACTACGAATCATCCACTCCCAATCACGCCAGCCTTCGCCGTCGTTCTTATCTAGTGCTGGAAAACTTTGATTGGCACCAAAGTAAATATGCTCACAACTGTTGTTATCAAATTCTTGTAGGACAATTTGCGGATCCTGCACACCCACCACAAACAGTGTGCGTAGCCCAAATGCAGGAGTGTGTTCAACTTCAGTTCCTATAAAGAAACTTACTTCTTCGTGTCCTGCTCTGTTCATTATACTCGATCTTGTTCTAGTTGATCTAATCGGGCCAGTTGGTCCGGGCTAAACTCTTGTTCTAATTGTACGATATCTTCGCTATGGTTGTCAACATCAGCTTCTTCGATATTGTTGGTTGTTTCTTTCAAAATCATTAGCAATTTTCCTAAAAACTTCAGCAGCAATATTTCTTCTTCTTTCAAACTCAGGTCCTTGAAGAATAGTTTTCTCCCATTCCTTATACAATGTATGCAACGCAATTTCTATATCTTGAGTTACTGTTCTGTCTATGAATGCAGCCAACTTAATAAATTCTGGTAAAAAATTTTCGTAACCATCAATAATACCAGCAAGATTAATTTTATAAACGGATGAATCATTTTTTAACTCGAAACTGTTTTCAAACCATTTAATGGTTTGAAAAGAATATTTGTGCCACCCATTTAATAAAACCCAATCTAAATTATTCTCGGGATCTATGTAGATATTAACTGCGATATCATCTTTACCTGGGCGAGTGATATCTTTGATACTATTTACTGGTAAAGGATGCCAGACCAAAACCCCATTGCCATCGGGATCTATGTCTCGGTGTGGTTGTACAGTATCGTAACTCTTAATTGCAAACTCAAAATCAATCCAGGTAGAAGAATGTATTGCATTTTTATAGGTCAATAGGTCAAGTTTTTCTTCCAATGTGTTTGGCATATTTTTACCGTTGCACCATACATAAGTGTTGTCTAGTAAATTAATACAGCGGGAAAGAAAATTTCCCGCTGATCCTGGTAAAAAATGCAAAGCAATAAATCGTTTCAGACTGATTTCTCCAGTTGTTCTAATTGTGTTGTGTCAAGATTTTGTTGCTCAGTTTGCTCGTATTCAAACAATGCGGTGAACTGTGTTTGAGCATTCTTGGCCTTCTTGCCTTTGAATCCACGAGTGCCAATAATGTCCATCCAATATCGATCATAGTGTTCAATGATTGCTTCGGCTTCTGCACGATCGGGTGTGGCAAAGATAGCGTCCACAATATCTTTAAATCGAGCATGATCACCATTTTGGTGCCACATCATGGCCGGGAACGATCCATTATCATATTCACGATTGGCTCGCTGAACCGCTTCCAAGTGCATCCAAACATTATGGCCCATTAGTAATGCGTAACTAAAACTGTCCCAACTTGTCTTGCCTTCTTTACCAATTTTGTTTAGCATGCCGGGCTGGTAGTAACAAACGTCTTTCATTTGTAACTGTATACTAATTGGACTTTCGTCAAAGTGATTGACCAATCCATCTGCTACCACCGCCGATCCATATGGACGAGTGTCTGTGCTATACTTCTTGTCATCCGCGATAGGACTCATACGATAACACCACTTGTCATTGTGTGGCAGATCGATATGATGATATACCTGTCCGTTTGCAGTCGCTAGGAATGGACTGGCACAATCAAAGCTGATGGTAAATGCTGGATTCACATACTTACGAACAGCACGTTGGATATCAGTTAATAACACTGCCCACTCTAGTTTACTTGTGCCCAAGAAGTGCATCCAGTCATGTATGCCTTCTTTAAGTAATCCATCATGCCTTAACGCCACAAGTCTACGCAATACAAGATGCACGTCACACATGTTCTGACCACCCATTGACCACCCATCAAAGTGTGTGTCTGGGTATAAGTTAGGATCACAATAGTGTTTCATAGTGTCATACCAACGATCTGCGTCAGCATGGTTAGCACCTTGTAAAACATTAAGCACTTTCATGCCACCATTCCGAGCACCCTTGCGGTGTTTCATGTAATAGTCATTGTTATACTTGGTGGCCGCGACTGCTTCTTCTAATGTAGTAATGCCACATTTGTCGCTGGCGTTTTTGTCATGTATAACCCAAGTTGGTATATCCAGTGTCATGCCATAATCAGAAACACCATCTAACCATCTAACCACCGCCTCTCGTTTCTTCTGTGCAGCATCTAACAAGTTCTGATAATTTTTCGCATGATCAATCTTGGCATACTTTTTGTTGCCATTCTTGTCGTGCTTGGGTGTACCATCTGGTTTGAGATCCAACACATGTTCAACACCCTTGGCTTTGAGTTCAGCCATTTTAGCCACAACTTCTGGGCTGGTTGGGTCGCGCCATTCACCTTCCCACAAGCCCTTGGCAATCTGGAATCCACCAGAGTCTCCTAACATAACGGTACCAGGTTCACGATTACGAACCATGTCTTCGGACCAGTCCTGCTTGTTTAAATCCAAGTTCGCATGCCCGCCTGAGTATAATGACCACTTGTATGGAAACAGGCTTTTAGAACTATTGAGCCAGTTCATCATTTCCATATCCTGGATTCCAGCCGGCATACGAGCCGGATCTACATATGGTCCATTAACAGGATCACGCTGTTTACCTATGTAAGTGGCATAGAATCCTGAGATAGCTGGCAAGAATACAGCATAATCGTTTTGCTTGGCTGTTAAGTTATCTTGCGGCATACTAACCTTATATTACCATCTATGGTATTGTCAAGCCCACCAGCATGCTGGTCGTCAAAGTCTAGGTCAAATACCAAATATTCGGCATTAACAAAACCAAGTTCAGTTCTTACAAAATTTTCAAGTTCTGGTGTGGTATAATTTTTAAATTTTTCAACATCTCTTTCTAACATTCTCATCAAATTTAGGGCTAAAAAGCCGTGACCACCGGGAGCTATCATTGATATAAAATCTAAAACAATTTTTTTTATTTGACTCAACGGGTGGAAATGCAATGCGTTTATTGAAAATACTGATTCAAAATAATCTTGATGTTGACTTACATAATAGTCATCCACTTTTCCAGGAATGTCTCCATAATACCTGCCAGAATCTAAGGGTTCCTCTCCTATACCGATAATGTTAGGAATGTATTTTTTAAAAATATTCCAGCCACACCCTAAATCGTATATCTCAGTTGGATTTTGATCGGTTAAAAATTTTAAATAATAAAAAGGAATGACTGAAAATTGACCTTGAGCTAAAAATTGTCTGGGCGTCATATTACAACGTATGGTCATATGATCCTCGCCAAATTTGCATATATAATACTGTTTTATCTTCGCATACGAATCTGTTTTTATAAAGTATTCTTTAAACGTGCTTGGATCGTATGGATTTAGATTTTGTTGCATTATTTACTCTGTGCTGGGATAATGTATGTGTAAGTAGCCAAGCCAGAATCAACTGTGATCTGCGCCGCACCGTCATCACTGATGCGCATAATCTTATCGCCAGTTAAATCAAGAATACTAATGATTGTCTTCACTGGCCAAGCCCATGCACGTTTAAGTGTACCGTCGACACCGGGTTGGAATACAAAGTTACCGGCGTGTGTGCTATGGTCACCAAAGAAAAACTTCAAGTCTCTATTTTCTGTTTTGGCTTGAAAATTAACTTCTTCGGCATTGGCACTAGCCTGCATCTTAAGACGTTGAATACTGGCCACAGTTGGTTCAAACTCAATGTGCCAGGTAACACCTTTAAATTTAACTGTCTTGGCTTTGTCGGTTACAATCTCACTGGCCATAAAACGATAGGTGTTTTTAAAATCCTTAGTGGCATTTTGAAAACTAATACCATCAGGTGCTCCTGTATCTTTACGTGTAACGCTGAGATCGGCACCTTCTTTGTATTCTGGCAGGTTCAACAAGATGTTGAGTTTAGCCAAATTTGGCATACCAAACAAGCCAATAAATTCTGGAACCGGATTGGCATACTTGCCTTCTACCACTACGCTACGATCTTCAGCAACACCAAAAATTTCAGATGACTTGTCGTTGCCTGTAATTTTAACTAGGTCAATGCAACCTAATTTATGTGTGTGTTCTACTAGGTCTAATAAATGATCTCTCATGGGTAATTCTCCTTATTGTTTGATTATACAGGGTTTATTTAGATTGTGCAATGGGTTTAGGTAATATTTTTTTTCCAACATTATCCCCAACATTACCCCCAATTTTTATTTTATAGGCTCTAAAATCTTTATAGTCAAGAATAGTTAATTTCCAATTGTTATACAAGATTTTTATTGCTTCAATCTCCTCATTTTGTAAATGGTGATCAATTATACTACATATACGACAAAATTCAGAAAAAAAACTATCATACCCGTCAACTATTTTCTTTAAATCTACTTTATGAACATCTGGATTAATTAATAACTTTTTACCAGCCTCTATTTCTTTGTGCCAGTCTACACTAATATAAGAATCTTTATAATGTGCATTCATCATACACCATTCAAGATTGTTGGTTGGATCAATATAAAATCTAAATCCTTTGTCCTCTGGGCCGCAAAATTTTTCATAACAATTATTAAATTTGTCTTTTTGTAGGTCAGGATGAGCCCAGAGTACAGCTATTGAATTATTGGGAATGTCGTGATGTTTTCTAAAAACAGTATAATCTCGAAGTTCACTTTCCCACTCAACCCAATTTCGTTCATCAACTTTTAAATTCATAACAGATTGATAACCAAGAAACTTTAATTTTTCTTCTAATGTATGTGAATATGAAAGTGCTGTTGTTGAGTTGTCCCAACAATATGCATTATCTAGTAGATTTAAACATCGTGTTAAAAAATTGCCAGCTGCACCCGAAACGTATTCTAGAAAAATAAATTTTTTCATTTTATAATCTTTTAGGTAATATTCTTGCTAAGGATTGACCGCCACGCAATGATGTTAACTCCCCGGGTTTTTGTAATTCGATCCATGTGTTGGGACCGTCGTTGTGGTAGCAAAAACTTTCTTTAAATCCCACATGTGTGGCCCAACCTCGCAACATATTTCCGGGGGTATATGCGGCATAAAATCGTTCAACTAACATAACAGCCTTGTAACGATCACAATCATTAAAAGTCATAATCAAGGTACCGCCTGGTTTAAGTTTTTGATAAATTTCAACCAAGTACTGTTTTACAACTTCAAATGGTTTGTAGTTAAAAAAGTTATAGACAAGACACACACCCAGTTGACCATCAGGTATTTTGGTCAACCAAGGTGTGCTGGCATCTTCTTTTACTGTGCTGATACGTAGGCGACTTTGATAAAATTCATTGAATTGATTTATTGCCGGTTGTATTAAATCATAATTTTCATCGACAATGTATAATGGATCATTGGCTACCATGTGATTGATAAATGATTCTCTACCAGGGTGTAATACCATGCCTGCATGTTGCCAATTGGTGTGAGTCATGAGCCTGGCTAAGAAAATTTGATAATTTTCTTCGGAGACTTCTAATCGCCTATTTAACACGTACTCAATGTTATTTTGATACAGTTGGTCAGAATTAATCTGTTTGTTTAATTCTTCATATAAACTGTAACTTTGCTGAAACATGGGGTTTTCAGCTTCGGTTATCATTTCATTAAGTTGTTGTTTTAGACTATCTAATTCTTGTTCAAATAAATCAAATGTCTGAATTAAATTATTTTTATGTGTTAATAACTGATCTGATACCTGTAGCTTCCAATTGTCCACAGTATATATAATATGATCAAGATTTTGACTGTCTGTATCTCGAGTGGGGTGAACACTCAGAAGATCCAATTGATTTTTATAGGCAACCAGTTCGCTTAGTTTCATATCACCATTCAAACAAGGATTGGAAAGTGTTTTCGGTGTTTGTGGCACTGGCCAGATCCCACTCCAATACACCCAACAAATTATCTAACTTTTGATCTACCACTGTGGCTTCCATTTCGCTGTCAGCAAACGGCAATTCTTTAAACCATTGCGGCAAGTGTGTTTCGTCTGTGGGATAGCCAATACTGGTCCAACCCAATGGATTGCTCTTGAGCTTACATACGATGGTTTTCATACCATCGACAATCTGCATACTATACTTGTCACCATTCATCCTACGCAGATTGTTCCAGTTCAGTGCCGCACGGACATGTCCTGGCATGTTGGCTTTGCCCAGGCGTTCTTCTTCTTTGCCGTACTTGGTTAGATTGTTCACACGCTTGGGGCTACCCTTCTCCCAACCTGGACGTTCCTTAAAGATATATTTGAATTCACGAATCTTTTCAATAATGTCTTCGCGACTGGTACCAATCAGCACTTCATCTAAGATCTTACTTAGGAACTCTTGAATAACCTTCGGAGTGTCACTGCGTTTTAAATCAAGACCCATGGCTTTTACTTTGCCAGGCGATCCGTGGGTGTCTACACGCTTGTTCTCTTTGTCGTAATACATGACAGCATAACGCTTCTTGGTAATGAACAAGCCTTTGCTAGCCACAATTTCTCGACCACCTTTAATTACATCACCCATCTCTCTAGGAACGTGGAATGCCTGTTCCATAAAGCCCGGGAAGCTATCGTTAACTTGATCAGCAATACTGTTGTACAGTTGCACAGCAATTTCACGACTCCAGGTCATGTTGCCGGCTTCTATTTCTTTTTGTAACACAGGATAGGCTGTAAAATAACAAGAATCGGTATCACCATAAATGATTGCTTCGCCTACATGATCATACTTGCCTGTGATACATTCATTTACATAAGCATCCATGTGCTTGGCAATTGCACGACCAGTAAGAGTTGTGGATTGGCCAATACGCTTATCAAAGAACCGGCAACCAGGATTAAGAATAGCACCATAGAGACTGTTGAGGTTAATCTTTTTAACAAGTTGACGCTTGTCCCAGTATTCTTCATCTTCTGCATTTTTACATTCTTTCAATTTGGCCTGCATTTCTTTACGCTCGGCATACCAGCGTTTTAACAGTCCAGGAATGACTGCTTCTTTTTCATAGGTAAAGATAGTGCCGTTGGCTGTGATCATCCAAGGATTGTTGTTATCAAAAATTATCTTCCATACGTCAGCTGCACTGTGTACACTTTCTTCGCCATCTTTCCAGTCTATGGTAATCTCTGTGCCCGGCTCTGTGGCCATTACTGCTTCGTACTCTAAACTGCCAAACAAGCCTTCCCAGGCCGCAGCAAAACTACTACCCGCTCTCATCTTATCACCAATATAGCGATCAGTCATTATGGGTCGGAGTTGTCCTACAATAGTTTCTGGACCCATGTTAAGCGCACGAATGGCACTGGGATACAAACTGTTGATGTCTATACTACCCACATACTCGTGGATGCCTTTCTTTGGAAACGCCACATACGCACCCGCGGCCTGTGTGTCTTCGTCACTGTAGCGTTCTTTACGATTGGGCACAACCATGCCACGCTCGTGTGCTTCGTTGATGATGGCCTGTTCGGTTACAGCCACAGCACCCATGGTAGTTTGAAGTAGAACAGTATTTTCATGTGCCAAGGTGTTGGCAAGGTCCAAGAACTTTAGTTTCTTATCCAGCTTGGCCAGAATCATTGTGTCTTGTCTGTTGTATTCAATGAACTTTTTAAAGTTTTGATTGTACAATTGATCCAGGGTGCCTTCAAAAACTGTTTTGGTTTCTTGGAGTTCGTACTCAGCAATGGCATCCAAACTATAACTGTGCCGTTCTTCATATGTGTACTTGCGATACAGTTGCATATAGTCCATATGCACACGGCCAATCAAATCATACGTTTCATTCTCTGCACCAAAGCGTTCAAACACACGTTTCTTGGGATACTGATTCCATAAACAGAATCTGCGTGTGTCGTCTTTGCTGAGAATACGAGTGACACGATTTACTGTGTAAGGTATATCATAGCCTTCGCTGTTCCAACCAGATAGTGCGTCAGCATCTTCGATGAGATCCAAGAATGTTTTTAACATTTCATCTTCACGTTCAAAGATGACGCAGTTTTCAAACTCTCTAGCGATCTCATCCGCGGTCTCACGACTCATGTGCTTGGGCGGAACAACCAGGGTGACCATTTGTTCTAGCCATTGCAGATACACTGAGATAGCGGTAATGGCATTGAATGGATCTGTAGTTGGACTGAAGCCACGTTCAGGATCAAAGTCTACCTCAATGTCAAAGAACGCTACGTTTAGTCGAGGACCATCTTGTCCTTTGTAGTTGTCTTCTAAACAACGAAAAATTGGATTGATATCACTCTCATACAGTTGTTTGCCTGACTGTATGCGAATTTCTTTGCGAAACTCTTTGTTGTTGCGTGTGCTGAATCTGCTGACTGGAGTACCAAACAGGCTTTGGAATTTACCACGAGGATCCTCGTAGTAGAAGATGTAATTGGCCGGATATTCCTGATAGCATCTCTTGCCATCCTTCCGTTCAACTACATGAATACGATCGTGCTCACGATCAAATAGTGCATCTACATAACTCAAATTTTTCTCCGTTTATGGCCGGTAAGCCATGATTCATGTTCGTAACGTGAACGACTCATACTAGTATTTACTATTATATAAATTTGCTCATTATTTTACAACATGTTTGTTGTATATTGAATATTCTTCAACTATATCTTTAATCACTAGTGTACGGCTGTTTATAGTAGTGTGATCAGCAATAGAGAGGTGGTCAAGCAATACAGCCTTCATCCCCATCCAGCAAAATTTGCCAAGTTTAACATTACCAGCCACTCCAACTCCGCCGCTAAGATAGCTACCTTGTCCAATAACAGATCCGTGTGCCACACCAGTCTGGGCGTGTATAATAACATCTGATTCAATCTTGGCTGAAGGATATATGCACACCTCCGGATAAAGAAAAACACCGCCGGCAATATTTTTTAACTGCGGAACATAACAACAAAAAAAACTAAATCTATCTAGAGAATTTGTATCTAGGTGTCGACAGATTTCTTCTCGTAGTGGAAACCTAGTGACTAAGTTTATATATTGCATGTCACGATCGGGTTCTGACAACAAAAATTCGTTTGGATCCAGTCGTGACAATTTATACCCGTCTTGATCCATATAAAATTGCAAATCGTCAAATGTGGCGCCATCAAATGATATAGCACAATAAGGACCACCACCTACAATTGTAAACATTTAGCAACAGCCCTCTTAAAAGTATCATCTACATCCTTGTTGAAGGTGTTGGATAATTTTGACAATAGTTTTTGGTTGTGTTCGGCGGCCTCCTCGCAACGAGCAATTATGCTGGTAGTAAGTTGATTTTCGCACATTACTTCAATTTGATCTAAGATTGCAACCTGTCGATTGATAGCAAAATCTATCGTATCATAACTGTGATCCACCAAGTCATCCAAAACATCAAATCCCATATCTCGCAGACCCTGCACCGCATGTTTCATTGCAAACATTACCCATGGTCTTGGCAGTTTAAGACACCTAAATATTTTTTCAGAATACGTTATGATTTCATTACAATCAAAATATGTTTCTAACACTATGCTGAAGTTGCTCTGCATAATAATTTGGTCTGGTAAGGTATTAACATCAAAACTACGATACGGCACCTGAGATTTAATAAAATCATGTTCTGGACCAAATATATCCAGATGTTGGCGGAATTGTTGCTCAAATACCTGCAATGGTGTGTCCTGAGTGCCATGACGAGATATATCCATATTAAAACTCACGTATCCTAACTCAAATAAATTGCGTCGGATTAACTGATACAGCCAACTCTGCCGAATTGGATCCATACGATTTATAAAACAGTTAAACTTTTTGGTTGTTGCCACCGATTCAACAGGGACTTGACCGCCATACACTCCTCCATAAAAAGAATCTGGAAATTGTTCGTAGTATTGAGATTCTAGCATAGCAGGTGAAATCCAATTGTTTGTTACCAAAATATCGGTATGTTGATAATAGTTGGGTCGGTACGCATCAATTTCTAACAGTTTTATTTTGGGATTTTGAAATTGAAGATTTACACTAGCAACTTGCGAAAACAGGTATTTGCAAGATGGAGCAAAATTAGAGAATCCGGGCTCAATGGTGAACCATGGGCTCAATTGTCCCATTGATTAAAGAGTTTTACCTACTGTGACTAAAATTTGTTCAAGCAATTCGTGATCCTGTTGCTCGCGACCAAATTCACTCTTGTGTGCCAGTTTGATAGCTTTCTTGAGAATGTTGGGTTTAATGTCTAATTCTTCGGCCACGGCTTTGACTGTGTCGTTGAGGCCACCTGTTAGGGTTTCAATTTCCATTGTAACCTGCATACCTTCATTGATAATTTGGTTAAGTTTTGCAGTTTCGGCTGCGTTAAAAGTTCTATTGTTAGACATTTAATTCTCCTGAGTAAGTTTTACTATTATACAGTATATTAAAAAAAAATCAAATAATTTGGGCTATTTTTTCTAAAATTTTTAAATCTTGATTTTGATTAAACTGATCAAATTGTTTAGTATAATCTGGATTTATTAAAGTTTGTTGTACTAATTCACAATTATCTATATTTTGATCAATAAGATCGTCTAACGGAATATCAACTAACTCTTGTATTTTCTTACTTATAGATTCAAATCGATCCAAGTCACCTGGTATGTAATCAAAGTCTAATCCAAAAGAATAATTAATAGGAATATGATAATCATCGATTAAATATTGATATACATACGGTGCCGCGGTGCTGAATAGAATATTTCCTGCCAGCAACGGATTCCAGGTTTTCTCTGTCAGAAAAGGGCCCGGACGCATATATGATACATCGTCGACTTGATATAATCCATAGTTAGTGGTTTCATTTGAAAAATTTATTAGACTTGTTTGATAAATGGTATTCATTGGCCACAGTAGCTGGTTGACGGTTCCTGCACGGTTATATTTGTCTGCTAGATAGGTATTATTCAACAAGTCCCACGCTAAATCTGCATATCGGGGATTAGATTTAATAGTACCAATCAAATAGTCGTGGTGTTCTGACCACGATTTATTATGCCACGATATCAAGCTGTCGTCTTTAGCATAAGTTAATAAACATGCAGTTACAAAAGCTCTAATTTGTTTATTCTGATAAGATAAACTACTAAATTTTTTTCTTATATTTTTTGATTTAACTGGTGTTATAAGTTTGCCATCGTCACTTTCTAAAAACGCCTTTAATAAAACATGACAATGACGATATTTAAAAAATGTAACATTTGATGGTAGAGGATAATTATAAAAATTTACATCGGCTAAACATATAAACTGTACATCTGGATAGGCCAGTGCAAGCTCGTTTAACTTTTCATCTCGTGGTGCCTCACGATCGGTAGAAATGACAACAATATTTTTTTCGATCTTAAAATTATCAAAATGATCATTAACCATATTTAACAAAAATTGAACTTTTGAAGGATCAACATGATTTAAAAAATTATAAAATTTTTTGTAGATATCAATGGTAGGATCGTTCCATTGAGTAATTTGCGCTGACTTCATCTGTTACTTATTGATAGTAAATGGTCACTTTAAATTTTACGGTAGCGAATCGTTCAATTAGGCCAGCACCCGGCCACCCTCGCAACTAGTGCGGTCCTAAGGGTGTTCTTAACAATAATATATTTTTTGATCTCTTTCGGGGAAAAAATCTCGTTGCCCCCCTTGACGCTTTGTATCTACTGTAAGACAATGTACACCAGAGTCCCAGAATGTTCTTGCACTAAATTCTATAGGAATATAATCAATACCTTTGTGTGCAAACCATTTTTTAGTGTTAGTATCAGGTTTACCAGTAGTTACAATTAACGATTCGTTAATCACAAGACTATTAACTTCAAATACTGTTTCTTGTGCGTTGCCTACCCAATTTAATGCACGAGTTTGTATGTGTTCAGTAAATGCCGTATGCATTACACAATGCATTAACTCATTATGATCTTTGATCCACCAATCCAACGATCCTTGCGATCCAAGGTTTTGTTTTGCCTGCAGATGATGAATTTCCCACTGTGGCAACTCTTTACTATAGTCACCTTTCCAATGGCTAGTTATAATTGCTCCAGGTTGGGGAACACAAAACACACTGTCGGAATGTCCATTGGTATGGCATGCTATAATTCTAAATTGTTCTTGCCATTCTGGAAATACATCTTTCTTCATTAATTCCCAAGAATGGGCATGTGTATCAATGTCAATTAAAATATCTTTTCCAAGGCGTACAATGCTTGGTGGCTGTAAATAGCCATACTTTTCTAAAAACTGTGCTTCGTACACAGTAACACCGTTGGCATAATATTGATCCAGTATATGTTGCCATGGATTTTTTGGATAATTATGCCGCAGATTATAAAATATTTTGCCTAATGCTATATTGTCATCTCTAGGTGCAATAGGAGGTTTTAATAAGTTTCCAGATTTGTCTCTATAGTCGTTAACATCGTTGGTGAATGTAGGACGATGGACAATTATTCCTAACGATTGTAATCTCCGTTCTAAAATATCTAGATCACGTTTGGTTACTTCGGTAATTTGACTAAACGCCGATCGAATGTTAGGTGCTAAGTCTGCATAAAACTCTTCTGGGTAACAATCGCCGAGCCAGACTTCTTCAAGTGGGTCAAACTGGCAGTAAACTTCTACAGTACTTTTCATAGTAGAATATTTATATACTAAACTGATGATAGTGTATTCTATTTGACGCCAATTTTCATATATTCTTCATACGGTCCATCTGGGTCTGTTAATTCGAGTGTGTTTTGATACAGAGTTTTAGCGATAGGTAATGCCTGATCAAACTCTTTAAAATTTTTATATTGATTAACAGCCCCTGGATCACAGTTGCGAGCCTGAAGCACAACCATGGTACCGTCGGGAATATTATTCAACCATGATAGTCCTTTGATGTTATGGCAACTTAAATTAATCACCAGTCCACTGGGGCCAAGTTGTTGATAATCTAACTTGTTGGCATCTTTGAGCACAGGTTCAGTTTTATCGTCTAGGCCCAATTTGGCCAACCGTTGTTGTCCAACTCGGAGTGCAGTGGCATTGGTATCAACATTGATAATTTGATCGAACGTGATATACTTGTTGAGCATGAATAACAACACGGCCACATTGCCATACCAAGATCCTAAAATATAAACGGTATCAAAGCGATTTTTAATTTGAGCCAATGTGGCAACGGCCCAAAATCTTTCAAGGTTGAGGCTACTACCTTTGCTACCGGTCAAGGTATTTGGGTATAATTCAACAAGGGGCGTAAGGATTTCTTGGGCAATCACTGGTGTCGTCTTCGGGATATACTGGATACTGATCAGGCTTTGTCATTGTTGGCTCCTTCTTTGATCCGACTGATAGCACTGCCTGTAAGTAATGCGCCGAATGCTATGTGGAACATGCCGCCTCCTTCTAGTGTAAATGGGGAATGCCGGAGTGTTATGGTCTTGGCCACTTGATCTTGTATAGCAGGACTCAGACGTTCTAATTGCATGTTTTCAAAATCATTCAACACACGAATTCTTGTATGTGCAAAATACGCTGGAGCCACAACAAAATCAAACAAACAGATTACAGCATACACTGTGGCCAATACTGTCTTCCACCCCTCTTCTTTTTGCATCCATAAGAAAAAAGATTTCATTTGCCATCCACATGTAGTTGACTACCTGTATTGAAGCTGGGGCTGAATGGACTGTTTGCAACTTGTCCACCTTTAGATTGTGACCAAGCATAGCCAGCTCTATGACCCGAACAGTCTCGGGTGCATGGTGATCCCAGGAACTCGAGTTCGTTAAGATCATCTTTTAAAAAGGTATCAGCAAATGCCTTGCATAGTTGTTGTATTTTAGCATTGCGAGTGATTTCAATATGATACTTTTTGTCGCCAGGTTCCTGTGTAGGATCTTGATAGCCAGCGTAGACTTTGTGGACACCAACTTCGTCAACAAGATCACTACAGTTAATGCCTTCACGTTCAGCCATGTCTTGAGTGCATGGACTACAGGTTGTGATAATAATGCTACCCGCAGGAATAGGACCAAATCTAGCATAGTAACTGTCAATGGCGGCACGTTCACCGTGAACACGATGACCGTCTCGAGTGGGATAGTTGATACCTACTACACAATTGTTGTCAGGATCTAGTACTGCGGCTGCTACCATGCCCAGGTCTTGATTCTTTTGTTGACCTTGGATGACCATTTCGCAGAGACGCACTAGTATCGAATCTAGCTTGTCATGATTGCGGATTTCAAAGTCACTGGCTCTCATCAAGCACCAAGTATTTGTCGAACCTGATTGACATAAGCACTCACATCACTAGTACCAATTTCGTCCACATCGCCTACATTGTAAGCAACTTCTTCTGCGGCCTGCATGACCTTGTCTGGCCCGAACTTCATCAACAGGTCTGTGTGGGCAACCATGATACGATTTAAGATAGCACGTTCTACTCCAGACGTGTCTTGTTCTTCACTTAGATCTTCTTCAGCAAATGGCAAGTACCAGAACCAGTTTTGGAAACCACCAGGGTTGGTATCGTAGTCCATGTGCGCACGGTTACGGGCACCGGCCATCATGCGTTTGAATTCAGGTTCGATACCGTGTAATTCGGCGATGTTTTCTAGTTCGTCGTAAAGCTGTCCGGCAAGAAAACTATCTCTGTGACGTTCAATCTTGGGTGCTAAACGATGGTATACATCGGCCATGGCAGCATGTACATTGCTCATTGCGCCTTCTGCTACTGTTTTTTCTTTAACACGGTCAAAGTAATACTCCGAACTGGCAAAACCTAAGCTGTGTGTCCGAGCATAACTCTTGCCGGCTGTGTGTGTTTTAAAACGTTTTTTGATCTGTTTGGTTTCAGGATCATATACGATCCAACTACCTGTGTCTTCATCAACTTGCTTGGGCTTCTTGCCAGCCTTCTTCATAGCGATAGCAATAGCGGCCTGCTGTGCTGGATTGGCGGCCTCGTTAAAAGTTAAACCGTGTTTTTGTTTGTATAAATCCAATAACTGTGGAACATACGCATTAGTCGTTCCATAATTGGATTTCATCTGCATGCGGCCCAATTCCATAGCATACGCATCATATGCGGCATTGAGTACTTCGCCGTGACTTGCTAACCCATCAGGCATACGGTCCAATGCTTTGATTAGAATAGGATCTACACGACCTTCTGCTTCATCAAGATTCAACGGCATCAGGGTAATAGTATCTGCCTTGGCCTTGTTGCCTTTGCGATATAACTTTTGTTTCCAGTTATCGTGAAACTTACGAGCTTGTTCATAGTAGTCAAACTTCTTAACAGGCTTGCCAGCTAGGCAAACAGCATATGGCTCTACCCGGTTGAAGTCTTGATAGCCTTCAAATTGATCACTGCGAGTACGCTCATCACTATCATAGGCATGACGAACACCATCATCAATATCGTCATACCAATCATCTTGTTCTTGATCGTCAGCATATTGGTTGTACTCAATGTCACTCAGGTGCATGCTGTGTCGGCCGTGATTGTACAGGTCAACAATGACAAATTTTCCACTTGGACTGAATTCGTAAATCTCACCAGTTTTGCCTTCAAACTCGTTGGGTGCTGTGACCGTGACAGGATCGCCAACGTGTAACTGTTTATCTTCGTCTAGGTCCTGGCCGGTGACCTTTTTCATGTCCTGGTGACCTTTAATAAAACGATCTGCAGGAGTAGCAGTGTATCCACTTAGTTTAAGTCCTTGTAAACGCTCTGGTCGCTCTTTCCAATCAGTTCGTCTACCAAGTTCTATATCTTGTTTGTATATTTCTTTTAATGCTGGTCTTTGACTATTTTCTAGATTATTATAAATGGCCACGGCTCGTGGATCATTTACTGCACTGGTAACATGTTCGGTCTTGCCTGTGGCAACATCAGTCAAATAGAAACTGTCTAAAATGCCAGGATTAACATCATCAATTTCAAATCCAGCTACAGTTACAATATAGGGTTTATTTTTGACAGTGACCTTGAACTGGCCATCACCCGTATACTGAGATGCAATAGGTAGTTTAAGTCCAGCATTATGGACCGCTTGTGGATCGTCTACTTCTTTTACTTGTTTAGAATTTTTTTTTTGGTTGTTGCTTGGAATACCAGCTTGTTTTTCTCTTTTGACTTTTTCCCATTTAGCTTCATCGAACTGCTCACGATCGCTTTCGCTTGAAGTTAAATGTTCTTCAGCTTCTTGTCTTGACCAATGATATTTTCTCATCAGGTGTTGTATGTGCTTCTCATCAGTGTCATGATCACCGGTGTAAGCGGCTTCGCCAAACTGAGTTGTATCGTTGTTGGTAAACTTTATCCCTTGTAGTCGCTTGGGTAGTTTACCATGCTTAATAATAAAATTTAGTTCTTCGGGTGTTGGATTTGCCTGCTCAAGATCGTTGGCCAAATCACCCATAGCATCGTTGTCCCAAATCTTTGGACCATACAATGCGGCAATTGCGTTTAATAATTGTTCGTAATCGTCTTCGTTAGGTTCTTGACCTTCGTAGTAACTACGACCCCGGCCTTTGAGAAGGTCTTCTTTGCCAGGGATCTTTTCTACTGGAACATTGCCTGGAATGCCGCCTTCATCCATGTCTGGCTGTACTCTGTTGCCTACGCCACCTTTTTTAAATTCAACGCCCATCCCCTTTTCAAGATTCTTTGTAAGTGTCTTGTTCAAGCCCTTAAGTTCGGGTTCTGGTTGATACCCGCCATAGTTGCCTGGATCGGCATGATGTCTTAGGCCAGTAGCAGTTGGAGTTACCTGGCCTTCTTTGACCTTGTAATAGCTGTCACGCTCGGCCTTGCACTTTTGGAATTCTTTCATCAATGCTTGCTTGACTTCTGCGGTTGTGGCAGTCTTGGAACGAGCCACAAGGTCATCCATCCGCATGGCCAAGTCATCGATGCGGCGTTGTTCTAGTTGGTCTAC